CGGTTGCAACTCCCATAACAGTGGCATCAGCATCATTGACAATAGTTACGTCGTTAGTTGAACCCTCGCCAGTTAAGATTAAACCAAGCACTGAAGTATAACCTATTGCAGCATTATCACCTGCTGCTGTGTCTCCATCTGGTTCAAACGTTGCGGCTGTTGCAACTCCAGTTACATCAACAGATGCTAAAACTGAATTACCAGCAACATCGATTGCTCCACTAATATCTAGTGTAGCTGCATCGAGTTCACCTGTGATTGTAAGATTTCTAAGACCTGTATAATCTTTGTTTGCATCTAATATAACTGCTTTCGAAGCAATTGCAGTACCGACTGCAGTTGCACCTAAGTCTAGAGCATTGATTTCTCCTACTACAACAGTAGCGCCATCTAGTTTGTTTAATTCTGCAGGTGTTGAAGTAATTGCTACATTACTTGCAGCAGCCAATACAGGAAGTGTACCACTTTGATTAGGTAAGTTAATTGTTCTAGTTGCTGTAGGGTCAACAATGCTCAAAGTAGTTTTATGATCATCGTCAGTAGCACCTTCAAATATAAATGCATTTTGTACATCTATAGTTTGTGAAGATACAGTAGTAGTTGTACCTGTTACTGTAAGATCGCCTGTTACTGTAAGATTATCGCCGATTGTTACTTCAGATGTTGCGTGTCCGATAGTAGTTGCAAGACCACTTGTTGATGCACCTATTTTAAGAGTAGCTCCGTTACGAGTTATTTGTTGACCTAGATCATACCAAGCAGCGCCACTCCATAGGAGTTCAGCCGTATCATGTTGAGCTAAAACAATTGTTCCACTGTTAATATAATATGTGGCAGGAGTAAGTGTTACTATACCTGCACCGATATTAATAAACTTTTTAATTTGACCAGCAACTGTACCATTGATAAGCGATGCTGCAACTGCAGAACTTGCATTATGAACTGTCAATGGAATAACTGCAGAAGCAGCAACTGTTGTACCAGTAAGAGTTTCAGTATTTAAAGAAGTTTTACTATTTAAAACAACTGAACCTGTACCCTTTGCCGCAAGAAACAGTGAAACGTTTGTATCACCACCAACAGCATTGAATGAAGGACCACTACCAGTTGCCGCGTTTGTTAATTCAACGTGGTTAACAGCACTTGTTGTTTTTTGAAATACTAATTGTTCGTTATCAGCGTCATCAGCAATAAAACCTGCATCTGCAAATTTTGGTGTAGTAAGTACAGGGCTTGTAAGAGTTTTATTTGTAAGAGTTGCCGTATGAGCATCAAAAGAAAATGTATCGTTACCAGTCAATAATGGAAGGGTAATTGTTCTGTCAGCCAATAGGTTAGAAGGAGCAAATATGTATTGATGACTAGAATTTGTATCTTGAATTTGAGGTGTAGTAAGTACTGCAGATGTTAGTGACTGCGTTCCACCTGTCAGCTGAACAGTTCCTGTTTCATCCGGAAATGTAATAGTTCTATCAGCAGTTGGATCTGTAAATGCTAATGTAGTTTCAAAATCATTATCCGTTGCGCCTTCAGCAATAATAGTACTAGTACCAAATGACATTTTAGTAGTTGGTGTAATACTATCTCCACCAAGGATGTTATAAACTTCGGTAAAATTGGCATTAATCTTAGTACCAGCATTACGCATTGTATCGCCGGTATTGTCGTTTGCCGCTGTGCCCGTATTTATTGTTTGTCTTGCCATTTTCTAACCTTCGATTTGTATGTATTTATACTCTTTTTTTATGCTCTATGCGGAATCTGTATAATATTTAAATTCATCGGCATCGAATCTAATATCTGTATTAGAGAAGAGTTTATTACCACCAACCACTGAATCTGAATCATGATCGAATGTTTCAGAATTAAGTCTAGCAGCATTGAATAGATCTCCGTATGTATTTTCGATATAACCAAGTGTTCCGAATTGATTAACGCTGAACGCACCGTAATCAGAATCAACAGTTGTAACTGCAGTGACCAAGCCTTTATCAAGTACAAGAGTGGCACTACTAGCAATAGAACCGTGATCAAGTGTTGTACCAAATGGTGCAACCAGATCAACAAGTGCAGAACCAGCTGAATCGTTGAACGATGAAGCAAATACTCTGTCAAAGTCAACACGATATGCGCCGCCAGGAGTTGATCCATCGGAGTCGTATGGTTTCTTCGTAACTCCAATAATACCGGAAAGATCTTGGAACGCAAATGGCGCAGCGCTTGCAAGCGATACAAACTGAGCGTCTGGAGCAACTTCTGCAATACTGATTGGCATAAAATCAAAACTGATATCAGCATTTGCAGTTGATATTGCAACTTCTGCGCCTACGTACATACCAGCTGGATGTGCAAACAGTTTGTATAACTCTAACCAATCAGGTGAAGAAAGACCTGATTTAATAAGTAATCCCCAGAATTGATATATTGTTGGATCAGTAATTCTTAATCCACTTTCAGGACCAATGTTATTACCTACTTTCATTACAAGATCTTTACCGTATATTACTTCTGGTACTTCATTAAAGAACATTTTAAAGAATCGCTCGATACCAAACTTTGTACCTTTTGATCTATAAAAGTTATTAGAAAGTTCTGCACCGGTTCGATTATCTAGAATACCCTCAACATAGTTTTGACCAAGTAAAAGTTCATCTTCTATAAATGTAATATTTGATTTAGCGGTTTGTGCTATATCTCTGAGAGTAGGGATCGTATGTAGCTGATGACCAAAGTTGCCATCACTATCTAAGTTCTCATAGTACTTTTCAAATAATGTAATAAGCTTAGGATTATCTTCTCTAAACCATTCTGGTAATGCTTCTGCTATCTGATTTCCAGTGAAATCGAGCTCGCGTCTACCTATATCTGAAAGTGTTTTATCTACCATTTTTAATAATCAGCTTCTGTGACTACAGCAGTTATATTACTTAGATCTGCATCGTAATTAATAATACTATTTCTTTCTGGAACAATAGCACTTTGATTTGCCGGCGTTACAGATATTTTAATTTCAGTTGATGCATCAAGAAATCCAGTTGGCTTTAATGCAACAATACTAAGAACACCAGTAGACGTACTAAATGATCCTATATTATCTACAATCACTGCACCAGAACCAGTTGCTATAACCCGAAGTTTATTAGTTGCTATATTTGTATCCTGTTCATTTTCTATACGACATACAACCCCATCTATTAAGAAGGTTGAACTGCGTACTATAAGATCAGAAGCAGCAGGAACTTCTTTTGCAGTCGGGACAGCAATAATACCTGGATAAGTAAGTGTGAATGAACTAGATACATTAAGTGTCGGAACAATTCGTTGTTGCATACGTATATTAGCTCTACTTGAAAGAACACCAGAACTCACTTCATCTACAAGAGTAAGAAGAGCTGATCTTCTAAACGCCTTTTTAAATTTACCAGTGTTTACAGTGAAGTAATCAGCAATAGTTGTTTTAACAGAAGTTGTAATCGCGTTAGTTGAAAGCGGAGTCAAATCTGTATTGATTTGATAGAATACATCTGTTTCAATAAATGTTTTAACCGGATCTGCAAACTCAATATTAAATGATATCACTGCAAGTTGGTTAACAAGATTTTTAATTGAAAGTTTAGTCGCTGTTTGAACAGCTGCTGTTACATCATCTTCAAAATCAATTGCCGAGAAGACTGTACCAAACTTAGGTTCAGGATTATCTTGTCCACCCCATGAACATATATCGTTAATCAACGTTGAAAAGTTACGTAGTATAATAGCAGTGTAATCTTCAGGTGTTACCATTCTATTTTGTGTAGCATATTGAAACGGTGCATTTGTTCTGATTGATTCAATTGTTTCTTTTTCGCCACCTGCAATTGCAGCGGCTGTTGTTGTAACAGTAAGAGTTCGTGCAGTTCCAAGAACTATCACAGTATCAGTTGCAGTAAATCCAGTCGCAGTATTTGCAGTTGCACCTTTTGTTGATATATAGTCAACAGTAATAGTACTACCAGCAGCAGGACTTAATCCTAAAATTCCATTGCCGCCAAATGACAATTGAAAGAATCCATTCGGTGCTTCTTTTAAAATATAAATTGTTGATGTAGCTGATATCGTAGTAGCAGCTGTAATATTTGTATAGACAGTATCAGTCGTTCCTTCAGTGACTGTCACAAGTGCACTATCTGCATCGAGTGATATGTCAGGAATCATATAAACATCTGCTTCATTAAATTCACCAACAAGAAACGTTTTAGATTTACGTGTTCCTTCGTATATCGGAACGACTGCAGAACCGTCTACTGTTTTAAATACATAGCTACCAGTACCATCATCTTCTGCACTGTGCACATCTGTTGTTTGAAATGTATATGCTACATCATCAACAGTCGCAACAAATCTATGATAACGTGGTAAATCGATTGTACTCGGCCGACCACTTACGCCCGAGAGGCTCAGAGTGACCCCTACGGTAGCCTTGGCGCTTGTCTTTGTATCTGGCACATAACCGATACCAGTTGCAAGAGATACAACTGATGATCTCAGTTGAGCTGTACCAAGAAATGATTCGTTCAATGCGAAGTTAGCCGTCAGTGCATTGACATGTGTATTATATGCAAGCACATCAAGAATATTAGATAGGCCAGATGCTTCAAAATTATAGTCAGCAAACTCAGTTGAGTTTTGTAAAAATGTTTTTAGATTAGCTTTTATGTTAGCAAAATCTAATGCGGTGGATTTAATCGTTGTTGCCATGTTACCTTAACCTCGCGAGGACGGTGGAAACCGTCACTATCTCTTGTGTGTTTATTACTCTAAATTCCACTGTTACTCGTATCGAGTTCCTATCCGGAGTTGCCGTCGCATTCACATTAAGTGCTTGAGCTCTCGGTTCAAAAATGCCAATAGCATGTCTAATTCGATCCTCTATATCTTCTTCAGCATCATCATCTGCAAGATCAAATAACATTTCTCTGAGATTAGCACCAAACTTTGGTTTAAATGGTTTCTCAAAATAATTAGTCAACATAAGATTTTTAACAGCTTGCTTTACTGCAGCTGCAGATTCTTTTTTAAATATTTCTCCACTCGGCTTATTAGCAAAAGTAAGATCGA